AAAAAAGCGCAAAACACTTTCATGCCATGCGCTCTCCCTACCCGATTTAGTTTTATTACGTTGCCCTAACGGGCTTGACGTTCTTTAAATTTCTCATCCAAGAGGGCATTGTTGATATAACTTTCAACTCTTCCCTTAATTTGGTTGAGAGCCTTAATATGTCGATAAATGTTTTCTCTCCCTTCAACGTCATTATATGCGCTTTGTTCCCACATCTTCAGGGCTTCATTCCTAAGCTCATCAAAGGCTTCCACGAACACTTGATTCTTTAGTAATGCCCTTGCTTCACTTGCCCTTTCCTGCACCGTCAATTTGACACGATCATCTGAAAAACTTTGACGTGGAGTCTTTTTAAAGCGAGATAAATATTTTTTAAGCAATGTTTCCTCCCTGACTTAAATTAGGCGGTTGCATGGGTTGAAACGGCTGCTCTGGAATTGCCGGGGGTTCCTGACCCGGAAACGTACCGGCCTGAGCCTGAGCATTTTTATTGGGAAGCATCCCCATTTGCGCTGCAACTTGTTGAGCCACGGCTGCAATTTGAGGGTGCTGAACCGCACCGGTTTGAACCAGAGTGGCAATGAGCATCTGAATGGATTCGGAAAATTTAGGATTGGTAACAAAGTCTGCCGTGTTTCTGAACCCCATTGCCTTGACAAGTTCACGCATTGCATTGTAAACGTTCATGGGGGTAACAATCGAAACACCCGCAGCCCGAATCTGAGCAAACAGACCAAGAAGTTGCTGCATATATAGAATAACCTGATCTTTATTTCCGGTTCCCAAACCAACGTTTACAATACGGTCGTATTTACCGATAATATTATCCGGTTCAATATCAACCCAATCATTCAGGTAGCGAACCGCCACACTCTTTTTCAGGAACCGAACATTCAGATCAACAATGTCAGAAACAAGCGGAGCCACGCCCATCTCCGCAATCAACCGGGCCATCATCAAAATCCGTTGACTTGCCTGAGATACCTGTTGGTTCTGTCCACGCCAAGTTTTATTAAGAACGTTTGGGTTCACACCTTGGAAGGAACGGGGGACTCCGCTGTGATAATCTTTTTCAACGTTCAACATTTCCCAAAACTGAAACGTTTCAGGAGGAAGAGGGGCTTTCTCTTCCGGCATCACAATGGCCCGTGGATCGCCCTGAGTACGAACCAAAGCACCGGGGAAGTTGTTATCCAGATAGTCATCCATGTTGATGCGATCAACATCCCCGAAGTATCTTCGGTTGTTGGCAAAATACATATTGTCAAGAATCTGTCGCAAGAAAGCAGTTCGGATTTCCTGAATCTGCTTCACCAGATCGTACATGCTGAAACCCGCCACCCGGTGCGCCATGCGGATTGGGGTAATCCCGTGAAAGGGTGGCTTGCCATACTTATTCTCTTCCTCTAACAAAATCACATCAGCACATACCTTGGCAATTTTAGGCTCGCCGGTTTCTTCGTCAAAGAAGTAACATTCATAGACTATGTAATCATCCTTATCTTTGTCGTAAAAGAAACTCGAACCGCCAAGATCGGCGAAGCGTTCTTTTTCTACCGTACCGGAATTATCATCAATGGCCTTCTGAACGCCTTCGACTTGCTCGAATTTTTTCTCCCCAAACTCCTTTATAAATTTCCACTTTTTATATCGGACACGATGATAACAAAAATCTGCTTCCGCAATATCCTTGCATTTGATAGGGAAGCCAAATTCTTCGGCGGGGACAGCCTCTATCAGAGGGTACTCATCTTCAATGATATACCGCACCTTGCAATCATAAACGTAAACCGGAGATGCAAAAGATGCCAACGTGTTCGGGTCTTGCACAACGGTCTGTCCAACCTCCCGCTGAGTAACCGAAAGAATTTCCACATTTGGCTGCATCTTTTTGGCCTGATACTCTTCCTCAGTCCAACCTTCATATTCCCGGTCAACATGCTTGATTTCACGATACCATTGATATTTAATCCAACCGACCTTCAGCTTGAGCATGTCGTCAAGCCAATCATGCATTACCAGGAACCAATTGTTTTTAACCCGCAATTGATGGTTTACCAGAATATGCTGCTTTTCAACCGCCTGAACATCCTCTTCGGATGCAGGTTCAAGCGAACAAACCTCATCTCCACCCGCAAAGATTTCAAGGAGGGCCGGTTTTGCCCACTCAACCACATCCATAAGGTCGGTCGTGGTCGCCTTTGATCGGCCCTTAAAGGCATCCACAATTTCAGGGTCAGACCGGTAGTACCTTAATGCTTCGGCCCGATCCGAATCCAGGGTGGTCATGCCATCTTTGATTCTTTGAATGTTCTTTAGCAGAAACGAAATACGGTCGTCTTTCTTTTCCATTAGACAATTCCTGCATGCTTATATTGCAATGGTTTTCCAAACATACCCGGCGCAGTATATTTGACACCGGAAAGAGTAGCCCTATACAAACATTCCATAAAGTGATCGTTTTCCTTGACAGGCTGTCCTTCTTTGTCGTACACCCAACGCTGAATTTCCCACAAATGGCGTTGACAATGCTCCATAAAAAATAGCGTTGGCATTCCATTTGGCCCCTCAAGCCGGGCCTTTAAATTCCGAATGCCGGAGGATTTATCCTTTGAGGCCGGATACAGCCGAATCCCATGAGGCATAAGTTTGCGCTCAATGACAGTAAAAGTGTCCTCCACATTGAAACGGTTTTTTATGTAAGCATTGTCTCCTTTCGATAGAGGATCAATGAACGCATCTTTCATCCTGGGGTAATGAAACTTCCTTTTAACGATTTCATCCGCAACCTGTTCGGGAGTCAGGTTTTCCCAAATCTCATCAATCACAAAAATCCGATCATACTTATCCCAACCGTAAAACCCGACCGCTTGCGGTTTATTCAGATGAATGTCGATCACCGCAATAACGGGCCAATCGGTAGGAACCTTAAAATCTTTGACCTTATGCAGATCAGACTTAAACTCTTTCAAAACCCTGCCGGTCAATTGAAGCCAACCACCCTTAACCCGGACATCCCTTTCTTCCTGAGTCAACCCACGGGCAAAGTTTTCAATATCCGCAACCTTCAGCATGGGGTTTGCACTCATCGGGATTTCCGTGATGGCCCCGACCTTGGAATCGTTGGAAAGAACGATTTCATCCAGAATCCAGGGTTCATAAAGTGCGGTCATCGTCATGATAAACACGCCGGAGTAATCAATTAGACCGCGGAGATTGGCGGTATATTTGTCTTTGGGAAGTGGCTCATCACTCCAAACCAAATGCCCCTTCCAACCTTCATGAATCCGTGTCTCCTGGGAATGCGTCATGATTTCGATGGTGGATTGTGTTTCGGGAAACTCCCAATAGGCTTCAATGCCAACGTTGTTTTTCTTGGTAACGTAAGTCCCTTTTGGAAGCCATTCACGCAAAACAGGAACGATAACCTCTTTTGCATGGTGTTCCCAATCCACCGCTATGATTCGAACCCGGACAGGTTGATTGCCAAAGATGGTGGGCTTGAGATTCCAGGGCTGCACCCCCAAACATGCAGCCCCGGTAATGTTCACACCCAAAACAGTTTTTCCTATGCGGTTCCCTCCCTGAATCAGAATGACTTTTTTTCCTGCATTCAAAAAATCAAGGGCTTGTTGCTGATGAGGCCAAGGCTTCCAATGAGCAATACGATTGTTCTTTTCGTGTTCCTCAATAAGCCCTTCAATTTTTTTAATGCGCTTTCTGATTTCATCCTTTGTCATGATTAATCTTCAGAAGGATTTCTTGGGTCTTTCCTCTTTGGCTCCGTCACATACAAAAACAGATCAGGTTGATTCTCTGCCTTTTTCTTTTTGTTGGGAAACAGAAGCAGGATGGAATGACCACCAAGGTTGCAAGCATAATAAGTTTCTCCCTTAGCCGTGACCTTCTCCCAAAACGCAGCCATTTTCGTCATTTGTTCCTCCCAAGTAGGTTGTATTTACGCTTCTGACCCGTGGGCTTCCACCCGTGGTCAATAGCGTTTAGTAAACGCTGCTGTGCAAGTGCTTTTTCTTTTGTCGTATTTTTAGCATGCACGGCATTCGGCGTTCTCACCGTATAACCACCCTGTTTATTTTTCACAATTTTTACTGGCATTTTAAATTTCCGTTGCTTTCTGCTTGCCGGTCTTAATATCAACCAACGTTTTTAAACTTGGAATTTCCTTCACTTTTTCAAGCTTAAAAGAGGGAACACCGATTCGAACATATTGCATATCAAAAAAACTACCGGACTTTTTCCCTGAATCATAAAATATACCGATTATGTAAACCCTGTTCTGTTCCCCCTCACCACCCGATTCAACTCCGATCAACACAGAAATAAGTTCTTGATTAGAAGTCGTTCCAATAAATGAGAAAATTCCAAACCCTTCCTCATAAAAAACAAAACTTCCCTCCCCCACACTTTCCATTGGATCAGGCACTTCATCAGGAACAATATAGGTATTTTGAATAACCTTGATTTCTTTCGCATGAACCTTGAGGGTACTTTCAATTCCAAATGCCACAAGAAAGATCAGAAAAATAGCAATGTAAAAACCAACAATTTTTTTAAGCATGATTTAAATTCCAAACGAAAATTTGGTAAGTACGCTTCCAAGAATAATCAATCCAATGGCAATCAGCATGATTACAGGAATTGGATGAGCCTTAACAAATTCAAAAAATTTCTCCTTCATGACAACCTCCTTGTGTTGTAAATTTGACACATCAAATAATTTTTTTTCGTATGGTGGAAGTGATAATAGCGCTTTCCAGTTGGCCCCGGAGCCTCCACCCTCCGGTGTGGGGCAGCCTTGGATCACAATACATTCATTATGTTCAGTCTGACTGTAAACTTAGTATATGTAATCCGATGTTCTTAATGATTTCAAGGACTTATAAAGAGGACGTAGTGACATCAATAACTTCTTGATTTTCTTCATTATTTAATTCTTTCTTCATATTTTCTATTTCATTTTTCAGTTCTACTAAACTTTTCATTTCCAATTCCAGTTTAGCAGTATAAGTTATTGATGTTGCCTTACCTTCTTCTAACCGTTCGGAATTATTAAGAATTTCAAAAATCGAAGCTGCATGCTTTGCAGGTGTTTTCTGAATCTTCTCAGGGTCATTCAATACACCTAAAAATTTCCACTTCGTTTGTTTGATTATACTTAACTTATTTCTCTCAAATTCATCCAATTCTTCCTTTGGTATTGTTTCCTTTAATAATTTATTAAACCAACTTAACTTTTCTGATACTTTTGCAATAGAAATACCCGTAATATCACTAACTTGCTGTAACGTTAAACCTTTTACGTACCTTAATTCATATAACGTTGCAACGTCAATTTTCCTTGCTTTTGGCCTTACCTGTTTTACTTTGGTAAGTCCTATTTTGACAGGTACATTTGCATTTTCTGCATTTACTTGACTTGACATATTGTCTTTCTTTTCTTCCGATGACATAGCATTTCCAATTCATCATATCAATACCGATTAATCGGTCAACGTTCACTAAATTCCTACGTCTTACTTAGTTAAGGGAAGTTATTCATAACATTATTTCTTCCCTTAACACTACCTTAGCATACATTTCTTTATTTGTCAAGGGGTTTTATACCTTTAAATAAAAAAAAGAAAAAAAATTTTAAAATGCTGAAAAAAATAGGTATTACCGTTAATTTTATTGAGATATTTAAAACAATCCACAGGCTTATCCACAAAAATTTCGATTTTATCCACAAGAATTGGCACGAAACTTTCGCTCTTATAATATAGAAAGACTGAAAAAATTAAAAGTTTTGTTGAATTTATTGAATTTTTTGCTTGACTTTATGGTCAAGCATAACTAAAATGAAAAAAGGAGGCAAAAAATGAAGGTTTACGAAATTATTACGAATCGCATTTTGGAAGAATTGCAAAAAGGAAGTATCCCTTGGCGCAAGCCTTGGACAAGCAACCAAGAAGTACCAAAAAACCTTATAACCAAAAAAGAATACCGTGGCATTAACGTATGGATGCTAAAAAGCTTAAATTATGAATCACCCTATTTTTTAAGCTTCAAACAAGCACAAGAGTTAGGCGGTTCGATTCGAAAGGGTGAACATGGCATTCCGGTTGTTTTCTGGAAATGGTTGTCTGTTAAACAAACAGACCCGGAAACGCAAGAGGAGTTAGAAAAGTCAATTCCTTATTTGCGGTATTACACGGTTTTCAATGTTGCGCAGACTGAAGGCATTCCCACAGATAAAATCCCTACTACCATTCAAAATAACAACAACCCCATTGAAGCTTGTGAAAAAATTGTCAAGGAAATGCCTAATAAGCCGGACATTAAACCGTGCCATAATAGCGCCTATTACGTACCATCCCAAGATTATATTGCTATTCCCTCACTACCACGATTCAATTTGGCCTCAGAATACTACGCAACCCTATTTCATGAAATGGTGCATTCTACCGGTCATGAATCACGCCTCAATCGTAAAGGCATTACAAATTTCAATGGTTTTGGAACGGATCAATATGGAAAAGAAGAGTTAATAGCTGAAATGGGCGCTTCATTCCTTTGCGGGGTTTCCGGTATCGAAAACAAGGTCTTATCTAACTCAGTAGCCTATATCAATGCTTGGATGCAGCGAATTAAAAAAGATTCAAAGTTAATCATCGTTGCAGCGGCACAAGCGCAAAAGGCTACCGATTATATCCTTGGAAAAAAAGAAACCAATTGATAGTGAAGCCTGACATAAAAGTCAGGCTGAACCGGTGCAAAGCCGGGTTGTTAAACTATCAAAAGGGGGAAGGAAAAATGTATTCAATCGAAATGATTAAACACCTCAACAACCTTGAAGTAAAAAAACTTCAGAGGCTTCAGAGAGAAGCCATCAGGGAATTCAAAAAAACATCTACGGGAGAAAAGAAAAAATGAATACCAAAAAAATACTTCAAAAAATTAGGGAAATGATTAAAGGCAGGCAGCATGCAAGGGATATGTCAATCTTAATCAACGATATTACCCCTGCCAACTATTTCTTTGTTTCAATCGGAGCCTTACAAAAATTGGAAGAATGGATAATTAACGAAGAAAGAAAGGAGCATAAAAAACATGACAAAAGCTGAATCATGGCGACAAAGAGTAAGGGAATATCAAGAAGAAAAAGGATATATGTTCCTATGCCATGAATGCAAGGGAGTATATCCAGTTTACGACTTTGATTATCAGGACGAACAAGGTCATTGCTTTTGCTATACATGCGCAGGGGTTGATGATGACCCCGATTTGATGATGCAAGCCGGTAGAACCGGCATTGAACAGGCCAAGCAATTAAACATCATCGTTGACTATCCGTCAATCAGGGAGGCTGCATGACATACGAATGTCCAGTTTGCAAGCGCATTGAATATGGCAACGCTCAACCCGATATGGTCAAGTATTGCTCACGCTGCCTTATGCTCAAGGCAATGCAGGCAGAAAAAAGCATGATTCCTGAAAACGAAACAAACCCAAAACCAAAAATCAAGATAAGAAGGTTCCCAAAAGTTGACAATTCGTTTCGTTTTAAAAAAATGGGGGAGGCAGCATGAATAACGGGAAAAATTCAATCGAAATTACGCCGGGCAAATTAATTTTGGGGTACGAAATTTTTTGCAAGGAATGTAATGAAACAGCGGATATTAGACAGGATGCTTTTATTGCGGATGTTTCCCTGCAATATCTGCAAAGACTTTTTCCCCAACATGCCTTTGAAGTCCGTCCAATCCTTGGCATGGTTATTGAAAAGCCAGAAGAACCGAAAAACCCTATGGAAGCTTTTTTAAAGCTTCTTAAAAACAAGGGCTATCAAGCCCAAAAACAAGAAAGGAGAAACGAAAATGACAATGAATGAAGCAATCCGTTTTCACAACAACGCTCTGAAGGGAAGAATCGTTGCGGAGTTTCTTGAAGCTGAGAACCTGGAAGATGCGAAACAATTTGCCGAATTATTGTCAATTTTACTTATCAATACCGGCGCTGAAATAGGGTTTACCGTTTACATGACCGCTAAAACGGATGAAGAAAAAACAAACATGATTAAAGATTTTTTAAACAAAATCGGAGAAGTTGTCTTCGATACAATATTTCGATTGGAAATCCAGAAAAATAAATTTACAAATGCAGCATAAAAAATCATCAACCATGAACAAGGCGGGGTTTGGTGCCCCGCCTTTTGTTATTTCCATTCGTTAGACTTAAGATCAAATTTCCAACCCTCAGATAAGGTGTATCGCATTTTTCGATTGTTCGGATTCTTTTCCTTATCGACCCACGTTTTCCCCTTTACGATTTTGGCAACATTGAATACCTCACCTTCGATTTCGGAAGCATTAGAAAGCGCCACGTACAAGGACGCATAATGTTGCGTTATGTCTCCCCCATATCCAAGGCTTCTTCCTGGGGGCTTTTGAATTGCCACAAATGCAACCCCCCGGTTTAATCGCTTGCAAATCTCACCGATCACTAAACCAACCTGGAAAAATTCTCCGCCAAGATCGTACGAAATAAAGTCGATGATATTTATTGCGTCAGGTTCGACCAGGTTAAGGTTATTGCTTCTCCATTCCACAAAGTCAAGGTATCCTGCATCGTGTGCCTCCCGCCACCTTTCCAACAAACCCATTTGCTCAATCCTGACCCGCAGCATCTCTTCCCCCAACTCCGAAGAGAAATAAACAATGCGGGATGGGTTTTTTACTTCTAAATTTAGCTTGACAGCATTGAGCATGAAGGCGGTCTTTCCCGCATTAGACCCACCCGCAACGACAATCAAACCCTTAGGGTGAATTTTAACCAAACTGTTAAGGCCCATCGGCAACATCACCGGGTGATCCTGACTGACCGCATCAAAGGGGTTGAGAAGGTTTTTGGTTTTATCGACCTTAATATATGTCCCACCCTTATTCCCATAAGGCGCAATATCTCCACGATGAGCTATTCTATTGAGAATTCTTTTAACATAATCTCTTTTAGCATTGGGGATTTTTTCACAAACTATTTCCCAAACATCCCTTACGGTAAAATACCCAGATTCATGGGATTCAAGAAATTTTTCTATTTCTAAGGTAATCCCAACATTCTTTTTTTGCAAAAACTTCAAAACAGCATCGACCTTGTTGAGGGCTTCATGCATTGGGAATGGTGGATTGCAGTTTTGAGCAAGAAGCAATGCTTCATGTTCCAATGCGCTCCGTGGCGCACCGGCACGGGCATAAAGCAAAAGCCGGTTAAAAATAGTATCGTCCCTCATGCCTTCAGGAATTTGAATATCATCAGGATCAATTTCCTGTATTGAATTGTCCCCTTTGTCCCAGGTTGTCTTGTCTGTCCCTACCTGTCCCATCTGTCCCGCACTATCCCGTTTGTCTTGTTGAATCCCGATGGGACGTTGGGGAGGACAGGGTGCGGTGTCCCGATCGACAGCCTTTGTCCCGCCGGGACAAGTAGTGGGACATGCATTTTCTTCTTTATTTTCAATGGGTTGGACATTATTCGGGACACTTTTTTGTTCTTCCACGTTTGTACCCTCAAGCATATTATTTTTTTGCATATTTAAATTAATATTATTATTTATTAAATTAGAAGTATTATTTTTTATTAAGTTAGTAGTATTATTTTTTAATAAGTTAGTAGTATTATTTTTTAATAAGTTAGAAGTATTATTTAAAAAAGAATATTTATTATTTTTAATTAAATTAACCAATGCTTGAGGTAGGGGCGGTTCATCAAGGTTGTTTAAATCCCGCCCCTTCACCCATTTATATGCCCTTCCGTCTTTTAGCATTGACGGCGGGGCAATTACATATCCCCCATTACCCCGGACATCGACATTTGGCAAAACATTTCTCGCATTACCAATGTCATCTGAATACATGAAATACAGGTGATACCCATTGTTCGGTGTAATTACAAGGGGAATATCCTGGGTGTCTCTTCCGCATATTTCTTTAACCCTTTTAAGGTCAGCACCGCTGTCAATATCCAACACAACAATGCCGGATACTTCCCCACAAACAATGCCAATTAATGCATTGTTGTAATGCATCCACCAATCCCTGATTTCCTCTTCGGTGGCAATGCGCTTCTGATATTCAGACCATTCGATTAAGGGTTTCTTTTGGTCTGGCCCTGCACCAACCGGAATGACCGAATATGCCAGTTCTACATACAACAATGCAGCCTTTAAATTATTCATCTCATTTACAAACATGCTTATTTCCTAACGGAAAGGGAAGCTGTCTTGGATCAATCACTTCGACCTCCTTGGGATCGGGAGCATCTTCCAGGGGACAGAAATAAGCAATGCGTTCATTTATGTTGTCATCAGTTAAATACCTTTTGACGTACATGCGCCAGGAATTGAACCAATACTGCCCCCGCAGGAAATATGGACACTCTTCACAAAAGCCAACCCTAATCATTTTCTGCTTAGTCATTTTGTTTTATCCTTTCATATTGTTGAACCCAAATATTGTCTTTTTCTATCAATCCAATGCTTTTTGGATCAACGCACTTAAAGCCCTTGCGATGCATTTCGAAGCCATGAATACCACCAAATGTTTTGTGACATCCCGTACAATGCGCTCTCGCTAAACCAGACCATATGGAACCGCAGATTCTACAAGAATGCTTTGTCATTTTTATTCTCCTTATGATGGGAAGCCCTTTTTTCAAGCGATCTCATTTTGGTAATGGTTTGATAAGGGGTATAAAGTTTTACCCTTTTGCCATCAAAACCAGTTTCAAAAAACCCAATAAAATCAAGGGGCAAATTTTCCTGTTTTTAGGACTTTTGGATAGTCCGTGACCTACTTTTTGGTTTTTGGCTCATTCTTCGGGAACGGTGAGCCACATGCCATTTACATATCGCTTCAATTGCAGCCTATAAACCCCCCCCTTGCGGTTTTCAATAGCAACCCATTCAAATACACCACCGCATTGTGGGCATTTCACGGTAAACTTTCCCTTTGGGAGTAGGTATTTTTTGCAATCAGGGCATTTGAAGTGCATTTAGTTCCTCCTGTTTTCATAATATGCTTTCAAGCTCAACATTCGTTCGGTATCTATTCCACCACGTAGCCAACCACGAACACGCATTGGTTTGCCGGTCACTTCTTGCAAAAACTTGTCACACTTTTGGCATATCTCACGTTCATCTTGGGGCCAGCAAACATACTTTCTGACCCTGTTTGGGTTCTTTCTAAATCTCTTGGGAGTATTCCAGAAACCAATCGTTTCACTTACCATGATGTTTTCTCCTTTTAGGTAAATATTTTTCGGAAAATTCTTTCAAGCAGACATCGCAATACCTACTGTTTTTACCGAAAATTTCTATGCCACAAATCATACAATGGCAATGTCTTGCGCCCATTCCCTGCTTGTTATTAAGCCCGGTAAGAGGGCTTCGATAAATTGGTTTGGTATCGGGAATGATGTCAAGTTTTTTGGGATTGTAAAATACAAGCACCCGCTCCGATCCCCTGCAATCCTTGAGGCATCTCCACCTACGTTCTTCCCATTTCCCCTCATTGGTCTGCTCAAAAAGCATTGCCGATCCGCATACCGAACATTTAGGGTTCATTTATCCTCCTTATGGGCTTTGTTTTTAATAGGTATCGTATGGCCCGCCTTGCTCCCCTTGTCAGGGATTTGAATCTTTGTAATTGGGTAATGACGTAATGTTCGCCACGTGTTACTTTAACTGTGACTTCTGGTTCATATAGAATATGGTGGATTTGAAAAATTGTTTTCTTCATTGTCCTCTTAATCTCCCAAGCATTTGGCTTTTCCGTATGGTATATTCAGCATCTTTGCTAAATACTTCACGTACTTTTCGCACTTTCCGTTTTTAATTTGACGATACCCCTTGTTGTTGTGATGTCTCCTGGTTTTCATGCTGCGCCTCTTATTTTCCTCTGGCCTTCCGTTTGGAGGCTTTCAGGGGGTTTATTTCTTTTTCCTTGACTTCCTTAACGATGTTCACGTTAGGCGCAAGAGGACAGTATCCAAAATGCCATTGCATTTCGGGGTATAAATAGGCCCGGCAAATTTTTCCAGTTACAAACTTACAACCATAACACTTTTCACCGATGTTGCTATCAGGTTCAAAATCAACGTTTTTCATTTTGTTTCTCCTTTTTATGTTTTTTGGGTGTTAAGCGGTGCAGCGCACCATGTTCATCGGCAATGTATTTCGTTCCATCCCGCATCACGTAAATACGTCCGGGGCGTATGGTTGCATTGGGGTGAACAATATTGATTTCCGGCTTGATAATCAGGTCATTCATTGATCCTCCTTATTTCCGCTGTCCTGAGCGGATATGTTGGGTCATTGGGGAAAAAGATTTCCCCGATCATCATAAAGGGGCTTTAGCCTCCTCCGGCAAAGGATTGACGACCGGGCAGTGCTTCCGATAGAAGCACTTTAAACAAAACTTCTTGACAACCTTTTTTCCTTTCATGGATTTGTGCGGGCCTTCGCAGATGCGAGTTTCATTGTCGTCACTATTTTTTTCCTTCGGTTCTACCGTTGGTTTTGAGGTAGTTTCAATCGGTTCCTTTTTTACGGGTTCCTGGGAATCCGCATCTTTGGTATCATCAATGAGTAATAGCCCATTAAGGGCATATTTCCTGGCATAAGAAGAGGCTGCACCTGTAACCTGAGCATCATCCATTCCTTTTTTGCTGTCCGCTTCACGGGCAAAAGCAACTCCGGTTATGCTTTGGATTCCATCCGTAAATTCAGCCGTTACCTTGACATAGAACCGATTCCCAATCGGAACGATTTCATCGTAAAGCCTAAGCGTATAGCCTTCAGGGATCAGGGGCTTGACAGCCTCTAAAATATCTTCACAGTTCCGGTAGCTGTATTTTCCGAATTCGTTATACTGATTTTTAGGGGCTTTCAGCTTCTTTTGAATTTCGCTCAACGCCTTAATCAAAAAATGTTTTCCTTGCATTTCATCCATTTTGTTCCTCCTTGGGAGTGAGTTTTATGTTTTGGGGACAAGTACGCAATTCCAGTTTGAGATGATTTAGAATTAACTGGACTGCCTTTCTGATTTCAACTTCTTCGGTGTAAAAAACATCATTGACGGCATCATATGGGTTCTGTGTTGAAATGCTCGCAATTTGTGTTCTGTAAAGCATCTTTCGGCGAAGCTCATGTAGATCGCCTTCCAGACGATTGATTTTTTTGCTCAGTTCATACAGGTTGTTGTTTAGGTCATTCATTTGTTCTATGATTTTTTTAAATTTTTTACTTGTAAACATTTTCTTTCTCCTGTTCTTCCGGTTCGGGGTCTTGGGAATTTATGCGAAGCAGTTGGTCGGGGATTTCCAATGAAACTAAAAATGGCCCCTTCGTTATTCTTTTGTGTTTGTGCCCACTACGTTTATGGGCAAGGTTTGCAAGCTCCTTTGTTGGGTAAATAAAAACAGATTGGTTAAACGTGAAATTTACCTCATCATAGATATTGGCCCATCCCTCGATTTTCATGCTGCTTCTCCTTCCTCTTCTTCTTCAGAGAAGATTTGATTTTTGTATGGATTAAGATCGCAGAAATTTCTGACTACACAGAAATCCTTGCAGCGTGTAAATTCTCCGGGTCTTTCTTCGATTTCGACCTTAGACAAATCAATTTTGTTTTTCTTGCAATAGCCGGAGGCAAACTCTTCCGCTTCCTTGAGGGTCGATTTAACCCCGCCAATGAGGGCACGTTTTGCACCCTTCTTCTTCACCGCATACGTTGTTTCCCTTCTCCAACGATCTGCATCCGTGCAAGGATCGCTTGGATGCATTTTATGTAAGCGCACCCGGTCGATGACATAACGGGCAGCTTCCTCTTCGCTCCAAACTGGTACATTGATTTGCTGAAATGGAATCTTCGGATAATTGAATTCACGGAGGGCTTTTGATCTTACCCAATCTCTCAGGATGGCATTTACTTGCAGCTTGTTTACCTGGAAGCCAATATGCCGATAAAGAAAGGCATAGGTATTCAGTTGACGTTCCCACTCAACATGAGGCCCAAGAAGGAAGGAGAAAGCAGAAACGACCTTATAATCCGCAACGGTCTTATTCCAATAAAGGTCAGCACGTCCCGCAATCGTGATCCCCAGGATTTCCGCTTGCAGTCTTTCTTCCGCAAGGAAGTCTCCCCTGGTATGTTGCTCTAAGACGTAGTGTAATCCCTGTCCAAGCAATGCCCAAAGACGATCAGATGCATCTTCCTCAAGTTCATCCCAATAAAGCTTTGTCAGATGACGGATCAGGGGTGGGCCTATAAGATGACTTACCGAAATGCGTCCATCTACCGGGGGATAGACACGGGACACGGCACGATGAATGGGTTCGGGCAGATTAAAATTGTTAGTAATTTTCATAAGTTATCCTCCTTGATTTGATTTTGTGGATTTTTCTTATATTTTTTAGAAAAACCCCTTGACAAATTCTTGCGTATATGATACTTTTGCGGTGAATTGAACATGAGGTTTAGTGGTTTGGTATTTCCATTTAGTGCAGCAGCAAGGGCTTCGTTCATTCCCCTTTCTGCCTTTGGAGGTTCGGCAATTCCCAATATGATTTCGATTCTCTTAACTCGTTCTTCAATGGTCATGGACAAATCTCGATTTGCTGAATTTCAATTTCACCATCTGATTAAGATTATATAGCTGCCCCGGATAATTGTCAAGGGGGGGGTAGGGTTTTACTGAACCATCAAAATAAAAAAGGGAGGAGGGGGGCAATGACAAGCAAAAAAAACAACGTTTAGCGTGGATTTCAATGATGCAGTCAAATGGATGTCGCAGTATTGCGCATTCGACAAAAAGAAATCGGGGGAGTTCGTTCAAACGGACATCGCAAAAGAATTGGGTGTTACAAAAGGAGCCATCAACGATTTCAAGAACCGGGGTGTCCCAAGCGGAATGTTGATGCGTTTCTCAAAAGATAAAAAAGCATCGCTTGATAAATTACTCTTTGGAAAATGCCTTGATGAACCGATAAGAAATAATGATACCGTGGTTTCCCTTCAGTATTACCAGGACGAAAACAAAAAGGAGGAAAACTTAATGGTCTTACAGGTTCATGTAATTCGCAGTTGGATTACATCAAGCTTTAAAAACCTTGCCGGGATGAAAGCAATGGTCATGGAAGCGAACAACATGCAAAACACGCTTCCAAAGGATTCCCTGATGATTATTGATACGAACGAAACAAGCGTTATAGATTCCGGCTTTTATGCCCTCAAAATGGGAAGCAAACTGTTAGTACGCAAATACGTCAGCCGGACAGATGGTAGCGCAGAGGAAATGCAAGAAACCCCACCTGATAGCGTCAGGCTGTCCAGGGAAGAGGTTTCAAGGCTGCCCATTTATGGAAGGGTGGTAAAAGTTCTTCGTGATGTTTAACTTGACAAAAAAATAAAGTTGTGCTATATTATAAAAAAAGGAGGGATCAAAAATGTCTGTCAGAATGAGAAACGGTCGGTATGTCGCCGACTTCTACCCTGAAGGTAGAAAGGGGCCACGGAAACAAATTTCCCTTCCCGTAGGAATCGACCTGGAAAAAGCCCTTGAGTTGGAGTTACAGCTAAAGATTCTTGCAACCAACCAAGTCAAGCAAAAGAATTCACCGGACGGAACCGTTTCTACCCACTTCCAAAAATATTTGGAGTGGTACAAGATTCATCGTCAACCTACGACATACAGAGACATTGAGTCTATTTTTAGAACCCACGTAGAACCGATCCTTGGCAGCATAGAATTAAAGAAGATCGGACTTGCCCATATCGACTTTTACAAAAAGACCCGTAAGGAAGAGGGCGCAAATAACGCCACCATTAATAAGGAGTTGTCCTATTTTGCCGGGTTTTTGAGATGGGCAGAGGAGAACAAGCTAATTGACCAAAGGGCATTTCGCATTCGGAAGCTGCCCTATAAACGGCCCCTACCCATGACTCTTTCACCGGAAGAAGTAAATGCTATCCTTGAAAACATGGAGCAGCCCTACCGTGCCTTTGTGACAGCCCTATATACTCTTGGGTTGAGATTTTCTGAGGCTGCCAACCTTTCCTGGAACAATGTTGACCTGACTGTTCGTCAACTGAGGGTAAGGCAAAAGGGTGGGGGGTGGAAAATCCTGCCGATCAATCCAAGGCTGTACGATGAGCTTATTGCCATTAAAAATAAGGATGGTTTTGTGTTTCGTTCCATTGTGAATCAGGGTAGAATTAGGGACATTCGGAAGGCATTGTGGAGGGCCAAAGAAAAGGCCGGGATCAAAAGGCATATTTATCCCCACCTGTTCCGACACTCCATTGCCACGACCCTCATGGACAAGGGTGTCAACATGCGCATTATTCAGGGATACCTTGGGCATGCAGACATCACGACCACCCAATGGTACACACAGGTCGCAATAGAGAATTTAAAGGCAGCAGAAAACGCCATCATTGGAATGACTCCTGAAGTTCAGGAGAGAAAGGAGTTAAATGCATGAATAGCTTTGTTGCGATTTTGCCGGTATGGGTAATATTACTGTTTGCAATGGATGCGATATGCGGTTATAGCCCATTTGAATTGGGGTGGGCATGGTTTATCAGACCTGTTCTGGCATCGTTTTGGACGTTCTGTTTTGCCAAAGAAATGTAATTGCTCCCCGTCCGACACGCCGAAAGGCCCGGACGGGGTTATTTTTTTAGGAGGGGTTATGCCCACTGAACCCCTCGTAAAGCGCGCCGTTACCTTCATCGACGGTCAAAATCTCTACCATTCGGTTCGTGAATCCGAAAGTAACAGGTTCAAATCCTGTCGGGCGCACCAAACCGCCCGATATTATTAACAAAAAAGGAGGTAGCCATGAAAAAGGTAATTTTGTCGTCACTACTTTTTGGCCTATTGGTCACTACATCCTGCACTCAATCTATTGGGCCGTATGTAAGGAATGTTCAGGTTGACCGTGACAATCAGTTGGTGGTTGAACGTTGCGTGATTTCGATCTCGCAGGCGACTTCTTCTTTGTCTGCCGATCAATGCACGGTTGAGAAGCATCAGATTCGATAGTTTTTTTCTTCTTGAGGGCAGCGAGTTTTATTTTCTCCTTACAATAAAAAAGGTGCTGCTCATAAACCGCAGCACCCCTTCCAGGCTCCCCCAAATCCATAAAGATCGACCTGCACTTATCGCACACGATCATGTTTCTTTTTTCGTTCCTCCATTTTGCGTATTGCCTGATGAGTTTTATTGGCCTCCTGAATAATCCAACGCCTTAAATCTGAAGCCAATTCCGGGTCAGCTTTTTCAACCGTTTCTGCATACGTTTCCATAGCAGCCCTGCTTGCAAGGGCATATAGCGTATTGCCCTCCGGTTTCAAAACGAAATACTTCTTTCTCAGGATCATATAATATCCTCCGGTGGTTGAATAGTTGGGGAAGGCTTAAACTTCCCCTTTTTATCTCGTTGTTGTTTGGGTTTGGGTAATTTGTCATCAATGAACATGGCAAGAGGACAACCCACAACCGATCCAATACTGTTAAAAAAGGCGTACTTCCAGTTGTTTGCATATTGCCAGTATCCTTCCCAGGATACCAAGGCTGTCATCAGGCCAGAAAGGAGGGCAGCGGACAGCATTGATCCCCGCATTACCCTCCTTACAAAAAACACATAAAGCAAATCATCCAACACCGAAGCACTAAATACGGCAATGGCAATCCATGTTTCCATAAGGCTCCCGGCCTTATCCGCAATCACTTCACCTTGGTTTTGGTTGTGCGGAAGGCTTTGTTTTCTTGGCTTCCTGTATTCTTTGTTTGGTCTTTTTCTCCAATGCTTTCACCTTGGCCTCAAGTTCCTTATTTGCGTCAATCGGTTCCAGGGATTGCAGCCACTTGGACATGCATTTGCGATTACAAAACGCAAACTTTTCCCCGCCCGGCACGATAAGCAATGCACCATCTCCATTAAAGAGGGTTGCACCGCAACCGTTACATTCATAACCGCAATTTTTAAGCAACCTGTTTTTCCTCCTTTTTCGAATATTTCTCCAAATAATATTGGTAGATGTCGGTAGGATCACTCATCCCGGAAACCTTTTTTAAACCTTCCAAATACCGATCATCCAGGTCTGGCCTATCCTTCATCATGCGCTGAGCAAACATAATGCAGCATTGGGCATGGGCAAGGTGAGATAATCCCGATTCAGGATCAAAATCTTCACCATCTATGAACGCAAACAGGTGTCTCAGGGCAGCATTCATGAGGCGCATGATATGAATCCCGCCTCGCCAGTTGTATCGTTTGTATTTGGTTGCGCCGTAATCCATCACCCTTGCAATTTCTTCAAGGGCATGCCTGTCAAGTAATGCCAAGGACGGTTTCCCCTGATCGTATTTCTTTCCAGTTGCTTCCATATATCCTCCTTTGTCAACATCTAATGTCTATGAGATTTTCTCTCATGAAATAATCAATCATGGCGTTAAAGTCATGAAAGATTTGACCGCCCGAAACAGAAGCAATATAGCGCAGCCACGGATGTTTTCCGCAATCCGGGGTAACAATATATACCGGCTTTTTGGCTTTGGTGGCTGCATGCCATGCTTCGCAGATTGTCCCAACCGAAAACTGAATGCTTGTTATCACCGCTATTACGCCATCAGACTGCTCAACGCCATTCAGGTCTTTGGTCACAAGCCTATTAAAATCTTCTACGTCCCATCGTGTTTTTTGACCGGAATCAATTTCGTGAATATCATCTCGGCCTGTATCGTAAAACGGGTTCAAAATGTCCAGGGTATATCGCCTTTCAATCAACAATTCCAACTCCCTAAGTCCTTTTCTCATATCAATCGGGTGCGCCAAATACAATTTCATACTGATCCTCCTTTTATTGCCGATACAATTCTCCTGACTATATCTTCTTGTTCATCATCAAGAAGATTTTCAGTCGTGTATCGTGATTTTGCCAGAGATTCATATTTCGCCATCAGGATATGCAGCACCTCATGCATTGCAGAATTGAGAAGTTGTTTAATGCAAACTTCCTCTGGATACCAATTGGTTGATAGGATGATCTTGGCGATCTTATTGGTAATATCAGGAATGCAAGCTGCCTTTGCATCTTTGAGCCTTTTGTGTTCAAAGATGAAGTCCCAATCTTTTAGGCCAAACCTGTCAATCCATTTCTTGCATTCCAATGTAAAAATCTTGAAATCACTTTTTGATGTTTTGTACCGCATCGAAAGCCCACAATGCTCTTGGGGTGTCCAAGATAATACTTCCATTCAGTTTGTCAGTATCATCAAAAATTACTTCATATCCCGGATGCGTAAACTGCTTCGCAATCTTCACGGGAACGTCATTCGGGTCTGGTTGTTTGTCGGGTGGTTTCTCTGGATTCTTTGGTATGTTGAGCACGTAAGTCTTAGCCACCCGACTCATCAGCCACAGGGAAAACCTTACCGTTAGATTTGTAAAAAATTTTTTCAAGCGTATCTCCTTCCATTGGCCCAAAATTTTCCTTCGATGATATTCACCTGGAAATCATTAAACAGACCGGTTTTGGTATCGACATAGGCATAATTAAAACCATGAACCCAACGGTTCGGTTTGTTTTTCAACCAACGTGGGTTTCGATTACAAAGACACCCGCATGACATTGCTTTTGTCGGTTGAGAATCAATGGGACTAACAAGGGTGTATGTTTGTTGATCGTGAACATGACCATAAAGAATGTTCTTCTGGTAAACCATTGCAGTTTTTTCCGCATGATATTTCACTGTGTAAACCCCATGCATGTAATAGAGGTGCTGAGTTACCTGATAGGGAACGTTCAGGGGAATTATTTCCATGCGATATTTTCTTAGGGAAATATTACGATCCAATTCCCAATATCCTCTACCGTTGCGGTTTATTCCCGCAGCTTGTGCCAACCAATATTCATGGTTGCCTATCAGGTATATCATTGAGGAAAATTTAGGAATTGCATTGATGAGGGGATTTAAAACAACATCATGTAATTGTTCATAGCTTTTGAAGATCGTATCACCGTCTAATTGTTGGGACTGATCCGCAATCCATTGGCTTGCAGCAGTCCAATCGTGAATATCGCCACCAAGGATTACTTTGTGGGGTTTAAAATCGTGAATAAATTCAAAGACATTGTTCAGGGGAATATTAAACGGAACATGAATATCGAAAAGAGACACGATTCTCTCTTCCAAGGTCATCCTCCTTAGTCAAGCTTTACTTAAACTATAATAATTTACTAAACGATTGTCAAGGGGTGGGTACTGATATTCTTGACTTAAACGATATTGTAAAGAAAAAGGTCTTGTTCTGCCTTACGTCTTTTTACCAAACCCGGTAAAATACGACCGGCAGCATAGACCCACTTGGGGAATTCCAGGGCAGCGTCATCATATTCGCCCCGGTTCAGCTTTGATCGCAGGGTGCTTCGTTGTAAGGCTCCTCCTCCCAAATTGAATGTAAAAGAGATAAGAGCATCAAACTGTCCGTCTGTGAGTGGTACTCGTATGAGCCTTGACACGGAAAGCTCAGACACCAGACAGTCTCTTCGCAGAATCTCTTCTCCTTGGGATTCGTCAATTCCATTCTGAAAATCCTCTCCGGGCCTCACAACGTGACCCCATCCAATAGTAGGATAACCGGCGGGACAGATATAAATCTTGGGGCTAAACCCCTCAAAACGCTTAATGAGATTTAGCCCCTTATCGGTTATATGTCTCATTATTTCTTCCCATTCGTGAAATGCTTGATCGAACGGTTTCCAAACCAGAAGCCAAGAACGGCGCACATTAAGGCAAAATCGTTTTCCGTCCAAATAGCATTGAGGGCTTGCTGCCAAACAGAGGCATTTGCCATAATGGAATACGTTGCAAATTTCGTTGCAACATAAGTTCCAAAAAACACGAAAGTAATAAGTGGTCTAACCAAGGCGTTTAAACCGGCGACCCATCCTTCTTTGGGTACAGCGAAATTGTAAACTGCCCTTGCCTCTTCGATGTCACCCTGTACGGCAATTTCCTCCATCTTGTAGGTGTGTCCAAGCTTATCCCGCTCAATTTGTAATTTCATGATCTCAAGTTCATGCTTCTTATCCTGCTTATCCTTAAAATATTTAATTACTTCGGGAATCGCACTTGCAAGAACGCCACCAATAGCACTTAAAACAGCAAGCATAGTTACTCCTAAATTCTAATCTTGATGCCAAAGATACCTAAAATCACAACAACAACAATCCATACTCCACGTAATATCCACAATTGTCGGTCATGATTTTTGACATCCTTTTTTAGTGATTGCATTTCTGCCTGTTCTTGTTCACATCGGTTTTTAATTGATGCAACCAAAAAATCAATTTTTTCGTCTGTGGAATTAAACCGTTCTTGCATCCACTCTTTCAGTTCATCGGTTGTCATTGGATTACTCCCTTTTCTTGCAGTAGCAACTTTTCCCATTTGGGAATTTTTTCCATTTCCAATTCCTGAAACAACTGGGGATCAAGTGCCTCTGCCCATTCCCTTGCATCATCCCGTATGTCCTTCAGAATGTCCTGCAAGACCATACCCTTAATCGGGTCGCTGAGCCTCTTGTATCCCGGACTATTAAAGAAGGGTGCAACCTTTTCTGCCAGGAAACCCATCTTTTCAGCAATCAGTCTATCGGCCCTTACATTTCCGGTTGAAGGCAGGATGTTTCTCCGCTCAAATCCCAACCTGTCCAGTTCGCTTTCCAGGGGGTTTTTGGCGGGCCTTGCGGATATTCCGGTCATTTGCCGGAATGCAGGAGCAAGGCTTTTAACCGGCCCTTCTCTTGTCGGCGCATACGCTTCGGGAAGGGTTTCAGCCAACCCAGGAATCTTGGACTTGATCGGCCCAAGGAACGGTTCGGTTTTGCGCTCCCTCACAATAGATTCATCAAACCCCTCAAGGAATTCACGAACCATGTTAAGGGGAGTGACAAACCCACCAACCACCTCACCGGCAAATTGCTTGCCTATGTCTTTGGCCTTTTCCCATGAACGATTGGACGCAAACACCGTCAATTCGTTCAGCAGTTTATCAACGGCCCACAAGCCCACTCCGGCCCGGAGGTTTACTCCTCCGATCCCCTGAGCAATATCATTCCAATTCATTTTATATAGGGAATTTTCCCGGTATTTTTTAGCTAAATCAGCAACAAACAGGTAAGCCCCAAACGGGTTGTACGGCCTCATATCAACGATAGTTCCATCCGGGGTTTTTAATTCATACCACTTTTCCCCAGCATAATCCGAATTACGAAACTGCCAAGCAGCCCCAAGTAATGCGGAACCCAAGATGGCACGTGACAAAACCCGCACGTTCCCCTCAGCAAACGCCTGTCTTTCCTGTTTACTCAATAGCTTGAGTAAACCAAGTGGAGAGTATTCAAAATTGAATTTCAGACTATTTACCATAAACCTTGGAAAGGGCAAGATGAACGAAGCACCGGGGACAGCATTAATAAAGCTGACAAACTTCTGTCCGATGCTTCCCCACTTGGGTTGCGTGGCAAACGTAAAGTCAAGCGACTCTCCTACCGCAAACCGAATGTCATCCAGATCAATTGCTTTGAGATTGTTCTTCTCAATGGCTTCCGCAAGATCAATACCTTTACGGGCTAATTTCTGATCGAGTTTACCCATAAAGACGGCACGTCTTGTTAGGAATTCCTGGAAACGGTTAAAGAAGTTTGCAACATCAACTGCCTTCTGAATATTCTTCCCGGTAGCGGAAGCAACATCGGAAGAGTATTGAGCAAACATGCGATCATATTGGGTCGGGGCCATTTTCAGAATTTTGTCCATGACCCCTTTGTTTCTCTGAAATAATCGCAAGAAGGTTTCCAGGCCATCCAGGGGATTATCCTTGGCAGCCGTATTGAACAATCTCTGAAGTCCGGCATTCAGTCCTTGTTCAAAGATGTCCAGACCCAAACGGGAACCCTGCACTGTGACGTTACGAATAGCCGTACTGAGTTGAGTTACCAGAAGGCCACGCCTGACATTATCAACCTTCTTCCACCAATGTTGTAATTCATCCCATGCGGTGTAGTTTTCTCCAAGTGCCTTACGCAATTTTTCAGCTTCCGGGCCTTGTATTTTCTTGGAAAGCCAACCCAACAAACCAAGGTTTCTGGCCCATTGGCTTTTCGATATGTCAAAGGCCCTTAAAAATTCTTCGGTTGTAGTGTTGTACGCTTTTAAAATGTTCTCGTAGTTTTCAGGGTGTAAACGGATTTCTTCCATGATTTGCTCAGACATGAGCTTGTTGGGATCACGTTTAATGCCCTCTTTCAGCATGCTTTTGGTGGCGGAAGTAGAAACCTCCTTATGTATGTCTGTTCTCAGGGTCGGTTCGGTTAATGGCCCTTCTTTGATCGGGGGGATTTCAACTTGATCGCCATGAATCTTTGTTCCAAGAGGGGGTTTTTTCCCACCAAGCAATTTGGCAAAGGCAGCCCGGCTGATGGTAAACCCGGAAGCCCCACCAATGACAGCCCCACGAATCCTATTATCTTCATCAACGGCAGCACCGGTAGCAGCACCAACCGAAGATGAGGCAATGTCGGATAGAATTTGGGGGTTTACTTTTCCAACCTGTCCCAACCATAATCCAGGTTCTCTTTCTTTAAACACAAGACCGGCAGCATTTTCTGGTTGCTTGCCAAAAACAAAAGCAATGCCGTCTTTCTGGTATCCAGAATAACCGGCATCTTTCATCAGGGTATGAAGAACATTTTTCTGAAACCCAACATCACCGGGGGTATCAGACTGACGGACAATCTGAAGTGCCTTGCTTACAAGCCCCAACTCATCCTTATCCAGGTCGTACATCTCCTTGGGTAAAACTGCCTGATAGGGCACTTTCCCGCTTTTCACGATGACTTCCGGGGTTGTCCCCTCCAAATAAAAATCAATCGTAGGATGATACGGATATTCGGGATGATCCTTGGCAGCTTCAATCTGTCTCAGCTTTTCTTTGGAATATTGCTGAATATCTTGCTCCGCCGGTACTTTATCGGTCTTGCCGACATAAACGAAGTCACGTCCGTCCTGGACAAACCCCATCTTCTGCCAGTACGAACCAGACATCTCGCCACTACCGGCCCGGACGGTACGCCCGGTTTCATCGGCAAACTTTTTGAAGGCTTCAATGGCACGGGAACCGACTCCCCCGGCACTCAAAATACCGGGAATATAGATTTCGTCATCGGTGATCCTGACGTTGATACCACCTACAACCTTACCGTTATCAAGCAAAGGAACCCTCTCAATACCATCTTTGATTACTTTAGTTTTACCAACTTCCAATCCTGCTTGACTTAATACATCGGAGGGTTTAGGTATGCTTGACTCAGAAGATAAAATTTTTTCCCCTTCGCTCTTTAGTGCAATTCCAATGGAATCACCGGCATGCCCTTCGATTCGTTTCCCGCTTAGCGTTACGGGGATTTCTATTTTAGGTTCAGTAATAAATTTTTCCATGGACGGTTCTTTTATTACTGGCCCAATACGTTGAGCCTCTTTCATTGCAATCAAATCTTCGGCGGTTCTCAGGAAGCCCGGAGTTTTCAGGGCAGCATCGGCACGTTGCTTCGTCAAGTCCTCTATGATCTGAGGCGATACCGCCTCTTTCTCCCCGATAATCTGAGGGGCTTCTTGATATGCCTTTTTAATAATTTCCTTCGCCTCTTCCTTAATGTTCTTCGGAGCAACCGCTTTGGTTCCAGCAATGCCCTTCATAATATCCCGGAATATCTTGCTGCCACCAATCCAACCGGCAGCTTCAATAAACGCTTCGGGGGATCGCCAAGACTTACCCTCATAAAGCTGACCACTAAACGGAGTTAAAAATTTACCTACCTTTTCCAGAATAGTCTCATTTTCGGAATAAAGACCCGGTTCCTGTTTGGGCAGTTTCCCCTTTTCCCGCAACACGGTTTCCGGCCCAACCTTTGAACCAGGAATCAAATCCAAAAACTTTTCAAGGGTAGTCTTTTCTTTGGCAACCACACCTGGAACATCCGGCATTTGGGGTTTCTCTTCCGATATAATTGGTTGCCCCGATTTCGTGAACCCCCGAAAATACCTTACATTGGAGGTATCCACTTCTGCAGATTTAATGCCGTCTAAAATTTCCTGTGCAGAGTATTGACTCTGATACGCCTGAACCTTTTTGGCAAGGTCAGGATATTTTTCGCTTTGAGCCATACCCTGAACAATTTCATCGGGGGAGTATCCCTGAGCCTCATACTCTTTGATTTTATTTACAACCTCAAATGGTACAGCCATTTTTACCTCTTAGAATTTTGGCAATGGTTTCTTTTTGTTTCCTTCTTTCTTTTCTTGACCGCTCTTTCCCATCGTTTCATAACCATGAATCTTATATTTCATGGCGAAGGTTTTGTCTTTCATGGCCTCATTGAAATCCATCCAATCGGGATCATCAATAAACTGAGCCATTTTTTGTTTATCTCTGGTATTAACCTTAACCTTTTCAAAGGTATTTTTATTGATCCATGTTACATGTTTTACTTCTTTGGGTTCTTTTTCCTCTGACCTTTCAGTCTTACCCTGTTCCTGAAGTACCACGTTGGGAGAAGGTTTCTTTTCATATCCCTTAACCAATTCTCCCTGCCTATTAAAGAAGCCAAGCAAATCCCCAAGATCACCGGAGATTAGGGGTTTGGTTGCTTCGGCAAGGGGTTTCGATCCTGGGGGTATAGGCGCACCGGGCTTTACCCAAGACCACTCACCAGTTGGCAATTGCCACGGTTTAGGTTCATATCGGTCACGTTCACCCTTAATGATTTCCTGGATAATGCCGGAAACCCCACTACGGGGAGCAGCACGTAAAAGACCGATTTGTTCCTGTGACAGATATGGTCTGACCGGACTTTCGGGAGTACCATGCAGGGTTTCTTGCTCCTTTAAAAAGTTTGCAAGGGCAGATCGCTCATCCTCTTCCTGTCTTTCAAGCCTTTGTTCCTTAAGAAGCGGAGCAATTTTCAACATGCGATCCAGGGCAGCATTTTCCTTGTCAAAGGCAAGGCGTTCCCTTGTAAGTGCTTCTTGTTCTTTAGCATGTCGTATGGCTTCCTGGAATTTATTTTCTTCCATTTGTCGCTGACGTTCCTGAATCAAGGTGTCAACGCCACCACTATAACCGGCAGCCCCGGTAGCCATAGCAGTCCCAAGAGCATCGGTAATATTTCCCCCCGCCCTAAGCGATGCACCGGCCCCAAGAGCAGCGGAAATCAGGGAACCAATCAACAACCCCTTTCTTTGTTCGGGCGTAATAAATTCAGCCATTGCTTATCTCCTTAAATAAGCAGTCAAAAGACTCCTAAACCGATTTCCCCCTTGCGGATAAATATTGGGGGTTTGAATATTTGACCGACTGCTTCCTCTGGCAGCCGGTGCAAAACCTCCGGTAGGTCTGGTAAGTTGTAAGATCACTGGCAGGGTTTTCACAACCGACCCCATTGCGGTTTCCCACATCCCCAACCCCGATTCAGGGGTGGTATCCGAACGATCAAAATACGCTCCATACTGTTCCTGTTTGGAAGTTTCCGGCCCCGCACTAAGCAAAGAATAACTTGGCTTACTTTGTTCTTTTGAAAGCATCCTTGCAAGTTCGGGGTTTTCCTCCATCAATTGTTTTAGAAGAGAGTATTGCATGTTATTTACCTCTCGTTAAACTACTGATTTCCTGCCCCAACTGGTTTTGTTCGTACAGCGATGCTTGAGGCCCGTATTTGGGCGCAGCCGTTGCACCACCAACCAAAGCCTGAGACAACCTTGGGGAATTACCCAGGAGGGAATACCCGCTACCATTACCACCAAAAATATCCGGCATCTCAAATTTCTGTGCCCCAACGTTTCTTTGGGAAGGAGCAGCATACCCCTGATTCTGATTCGCCGATATAAGCGAAGAACCGACCTGACCGGCAGCAGCAATACCGGCTGCCACTAAAGGAACCCACCACATTACTTTCCACTCCTCATGCTCGTAGTCGTTCCACCAACATCACCCGTGACAAGGTTGCTATACATTCCAAGTCTCTGCCACGGTTCGAGTTGTTCAAACTCATAACGTTTAATCATTTCATCAATCAACGCCTGTTCCATCGCCTGTTTTTCCTCGCCAACCGCAGACAATCTTGCGATGTCAGCATAATCCGCTTCGGCAAGTGGTTGAGCAAGGCTCAAGGCATTCTGCATGCGGTTGCGTTCTGACTCATAAGCCCCACCGTAAATGTTGGTTGCTAAATCGGAAAGTTCTTCCTGCAATCCACGATATGCCATACCCTCAGCAACGCCGTGACGTGAACCACCATAAGCACCGGCCCCCATAGCGGAGCTTCTTATGTTCGGAAGGGTAGCCTGAGTAAATTTATTGGTCAAATCACGGGCAGACTGCTCATAAGTCTTTTCAAGCCACGGATTCGTTTCTGGACTGAGAAAATCACCCTGCACGGTTTTTTGGGTGGTTTCCTGTGCAGCCCTCAAAAGTGGGGAACCGCTAAGTGCCCTTGACGTGGTAAGCCCCTGAGCCACTTGCTGTTCCGGCGTAAAACCGGCAACCGTATTTCCACTATAATAAGAAATCGGCTTATAACTTTGTTGTAAGGCCCTCTGATAAATATCGGTCAGGTACGGTTGCTGCCACTCAGGAACACTCGTGGTGGTGGTACTGGAACCGCCACCCTTGCATTGGGCAACCTCTCCTTCATACTCATACCAATCCTCTTCAATAACCTGAAGAGTTACCATACTCATTACAACCTTACGATACACTTTCATCTTTCAATTCCTTTACGTATTCGATATACCCCGGCTGATAGCCAAGGGGAACCAATCTTTCCTGCCATTTCTTTTCCTTCGCATAGAAGCGAATGCTCGAACAACCTCTTTCTCTCGCAAACTTTTCCAGAACCTTTAAGGCCTCAAATAACCAGGACGTATGATATTTCGGGTTTTTGTAAGCATGAACAATCCAGAGAAACTTTCCACATGTCGGAATGTCTGTAACCTGAGTGGTTACAAAGCCCATATAGCGACCATCAACAAACGCAGCCCACAGCAACAACTTTCCAGACATCAATTCATTAAAAATTTTTTCAAACGAAGTATCCGCCCCGGAATTGTTTAAAACAGCTTCAATACCATCAACAAAGTGATTAAATGATCTTAAAAGCGCATTAGGATCATACACCGGAATTAGTTTCAAGCTTTGTTTTTCCTGATCCATCTAATACTCCTTTTAATTTATTTGTCTCTATCCCGAATATTGCATAACCGGGAGGTGGAACCAAAATAAATCCAAAGTTTTGAATTTGAGTTTTCTTCTCCTTGATTTGCTTTCGTTGCCAGGACAAATAAGTTTCATTATGAAAAGAAACTGCAAACAAAACATATTGAATGTCTGGAAAAATTTTAGCTGCCCTGTAAATTGTCCACCTGGAAATCCAATACGAATACCCCTGCTTTTGATAGTCGGGGAAAACACCAAGGATCATCCAGGCATAAGGCTCAACCGGATCTTGCCTGACGGCAGACCAGCCTACGAGCCTTCCATGTTCACGAAAAATGAACCACTCTTCCCCCTGAACGGGTGGCCTCGGCCAGTCGGCTCCATACATCTCCCTGACCTTATCAATGCCCACCTTAAGCGTGAACTGCGCCAGAACCTCACAAGCCTCGCTTACGGATGCCTTTTTACCTTGCAAAGTGTTCCTCCTTGGGCCACCCCAAAAAGTAGTCGTCTACCGAGGGGTGTCTTGGGTGAAAGGTGACATACCACTTAATGATGTCCTCAACACTATCGAATGGCCCACGCAAACCATGCATACTGTAGGCCCACGATCCGTACTCCAGCGCAAAGATCTTACCGCCCATATCGAACAGCGGCATAAAGTGCATCTGCTCAAATCGCTTCACGATGATAGTGAGAATACGAGGATTGGATTCGGGGAGGATTCTCTTGAGACAATATTTGATAAACCTCGCCACATCCATACACTCACCGCTCCTCCTCTCAAATGTTTCCTGTGGGGTTTGAGCAGGAATAGTATTCAGCAGCTTTCCCGAATCCTTGCTACGACTATTTTTGAATCGCCCGTGATCATACCGGAACTCGGTAGCCAACCATGTACAAAGATCCTCGTAGCTATTTAAGCCCGTGAGCCACTCCTCTAATGAGAGCCGGTCTTTGTTCATACTTCTGTCCCACCTCTATCGCCTTGTCGATATTAATGATAACTTCGGTTATAGGTTTGCTAAATTTTGTTGGATGCTCGACAAAGACAGCTTCCTGCTGCCTCTCCTCAGCCGACTCTTTCCAGTAAGAAAGCATGGCCCCCATCAGGTTTGTTTCCAGCATGAAGGAAGACTGCGCATATCCGGCCTCCTTCATCCAGAGATGGGCAATCTGTCTCGATGTGTGATAGAGATCGTTGCCCAGTGCCTTGGCGGGAATCAGATAACTCGTAGCAGCCACGCCATTTCTCCGGTGACGAATCAACTTTACATCGATCAGAGCATCGTCCTTGAAGATTAGGAGAGAAGTCGCCCTATCGAGGTTCATCCACATCTCAAGGTTGTTTAAAGAGATGAGCTTCCTCGGATTACCACCCCACGCCTTGTCGATCAAATCTCTGATCTGCGGGAGATCCTCTGCGGTTCCCTCTCGGGCGTACACCGTGTCATTGCGATACGACCAATCCGGTAAGGTCTTTCTCTGCGGAAAACCAGTAAAGCGACCAAGATCGATCTGGTACTCAAGGATCTTTACCTTCTCCTCTTCGGCGACCTCAACGGCCCCATAGTTCTGCTTCAAGCTTTCAATCCAGTCCGGCCTGTCCTTTCTTGTGCGAGAGTAAACCTTCTGGTATCCCGCCTTCAGCAGCCGCTCAAAAATGGGCCGCTCTGCCTCCCTCCAGAACCAGTGTGGACGCTCCCGGTTGAAGTGCATTGTGAAGCTGATCGTGGCCCGACCTTCATTAAACGAAACAAGCTCAACCTGAAGCGGATTGCTATTGTACTCCAAGATGAACTTCCACCTGTCGGGTCTGGCGAAACGCTTCATGAGCATCATAAAGGCGTGATCTCCAGGGGGATCGCAATGGCACTCAACGCCTGGACATTCGGCAAAGTGAATGCCCCCCTCAATAGAACGCGGAGCGCACAGATCGAGATCCTTCTGAAAATCAAACGGCCTCCAAATCAATCCAGGCACATCGGGAACGGCATCCACCTTCGGATCTTGCATCATGGGAATGTTGGGAAAATCACCAACCAACTCCGAAGGGATCTCGTTCTTAACCACCCTGCGAATCTCGTGGATGTCATCGATAAACATCGCAATCTGCTTACCGTTCCACGAGCCATGAGAAAGGAGCATCTTGGCTGCGCCGCTGTCGGTCTGCGGAAAATAAAACCTTCCATCCCTCCACCGTAACAGGCCACGGCTGTTGGCGATTAACGCCAACTCATCCGCAGCAATCTTGATGTGGTCGAATGGAGGCTGTCCAGGCTGGTTCCAGTGTCCGGCACTCTCGATTCTTCCGTTGTCGCCCACCACCATGTAAAACATTATTTGCTCCTTGCCCAAGCATCCATTTTAATGGTCGTAATCGCCGGATTAACACCCCAACTGCTAAAACTTGACACGATAACTTGAGCAGTTAGGTAGTACGCTTGATACTGCGAAGAAACCCCCGGTTGATCTACCCAAAGCCCTGTTACCGGGATAATATCCTCAACCTGTAATGCACCACCGGCACCGCCAACAATAATCGTTTCTATGATCGTTCCGCTGGCCGAACCCTTCCGAATCCTAAAACGAATCGCGGGACGATAATAGTTTTTCCCATCGGTATAATATCCAACGTTGACATTGGCCTTAAAAAGCCCCCTAACAGTATCACCTGTCGTATAGCAATACGGGCTGACCGAACCGATGGACGTTTCGGAGGTAGAGGTAAAAGAGCTTTGATCTGAAGGTGTGGCAAAGACTCCACGAATCACGGCGAAGTTTGTAATCTTCTGTGTACCGACAGTAAGATTATCGATGTTCGCGCTCTTTACTTGAAGATCGCCGATCTTCGCAGAGGAGATTGCAGCATCCTTGATGTTTGCCCCTTCAATGGTGGCAAGAGCAATTTTAGCCCCGGTAATCTCAGCATCCTGGATTTTGGCAGCCGTGATAGTTGCGTCCTTGATCTTAGCAGCCTCAATCGCAGCATCCTGGATTTTGCCGGTGCTAACCGCAAGGTCAGCAATCTTCAGGTTTGTAATCGCTCCGTTGGCAATGGCATCCTCCCCGATAATCCCGCTTATGATATTCATGGATTCATCCAGGGTTTCTGCTCGTTGGTTAAGCAGGATCAATTCCCGTGTCAGTTGGATAATCAAATCCTGTGACCAACGCTGAATTCCCTCCGGCGAAGTGTCTTTTAATTGAGATAAAATTGGAGTTCTCAGTCCACCAGAAGCAGCCATTATCTACCACCCTGCACGTGATACTGAACACGAATGCCATTCAGAATAAACGGAGTATCCGTGGCATCTGTATAAACCATGATCCTTAAAAGGTGTCCACCCGGCCCAGGACGGCTTCCATCCGGTTGCGCCCCCATATCAATCTTCCATTCGGTTTGCGGGTTAAACGTATAGGCATCAGTCCAGGTAAGGCTATTATTAAAACCATCCCTATATCCGACCTTAAAATGCACTTCGGTCGCATCCGTGTAAATCTCTGGAATGATCCGGTCGATATATTTGTACGCCTCTAACTTTTCCCCGCCAAATTCAGCCGATACCGCATATCCGGTCAGGGCAGACCCAGCACCATTCTCGGTATTGCCAAGCTGATACAGCTTATAATCGTCCTTGCTGAAAATCGGATAGTCGGTAGGAACCTTACTCAGGCCATACCACCAAGCAATGTCATCAAACGTCCAGGTGTTATTCAAATAATTGTAAATGCAAGCAAGGGTAGGTTTGCCGGACGATCCCGTAACCGGCAAGCAAAACCAAACTTCCCCCCAATCCTGGTTTGCAAAGATGAACCCTGACGTAATATTGCTTTGGTCAATCACTTCATAAATAGACTTTTTAATTCCAAGGCCAATTTCGGTAGCCCTCATTCCATCAAAGGAATAGAACCCGGTAGGGGACATGAAATATTGAACGTTGCCAACCGTACAAAGCAATCTTTTCGTCCATAGGCCAGTATCATAAGAGGCAATCCTACGGCTAAAAACATAGACCCCGCCGATATACTGGAAAACATGAATCTGAGTGCCGGTATAAACGGCAAAGAAGTCTGACAATCCATCTCCCCCAACTACCGGGGTAGGAGATTCATAAAGATCGTAATCACCGGCCTCATTGTCATCGGCAGGAGTCCAAACATCATAATTATCAATGTCAGACCAAACTACCCGGTTAGGATAGCCCGATACTCCAAGCAAAAAAGCATGGCGCTGAAACGTCCTTACAACCTGAGCCACGGGGGGGCTGTCACTTAAATCGTCCCACGAAGTATAAGGATAAACGCACTTCTTAGGATTAATAATGCCATCGCTTGCAAGGATATGGCTTCCAAATGCAGCAAACGTCATTTGATTCGTCAAATCCCCGCCGGTCAATCCGCTTTCCAGTTGCGTAGCGGTTGTCCCATCCCAGGAATAAACTGCATCTCGTTTAGCAAGCATCATCCAGTTGACGCCGGAATATTGCCATGAAAAAAGAGAAGTCCAGGGCTTACTCCCCGCAATTCCAGAGGCATCATAATGCAGGGCGTACCCAGGCATCTTCTGCAAAGCGCCATCCTGAAAACGAACGTGCCTTGCATCGGATAAAAACTCAGGCCCAAGATTGGTAGCCGGTGTATCCAGGACAACACCTTTGTTCATTTTTAAGACAATTTCTTCCATTACGGCCTTCTCCAATTCTCATTTGTAGAAGGAGAAATATCACTCCAATTCTCACTCGTAGAGGGAGAATGGTTTGACCACGACTCACTACCGGAAAGTAAGAAGGGCGACCACGACTTTAACGAACCAGAGGGAAAAGGAGAAAAAACCTCAGTTCCAGTAAGAGAGTGATCGCCCCATTTTTCCTGTTCAGAATATAATGCCTCAAGGTCAAACAAAATATCACCCGGAACCAAAACCCCATAAATCATGTTCGACCCCTCGGATCAATCCAACCAAGTGTAGCAATACGAACAACGGTAGAAGTATTAGGATCATCCTGCCTATACCGAATTTGTTGTGTTGTATTAGTTGGTAATCTCATAAAATCCATAGTATTTTGTGCGGTCGATGAATCACTCCAGTTTGTAGCAAGCGGAGCATCGGTTGAGCTTGGAGCTTCATCATTTACCCCCACACTACTAAAATAAATCATCTTATTAACATTGGGAGTATAGTGCATCCAGTTAAACAGGGCTTCCACCCTTAATCCCGGAGGAACCGCCATTACCGCAAGAACAGCACTTGTTCCGGGGTTCGTTGTGTCGTGCGTGTATAATGGGTCTTTCCACCAAAATTCATCACCCCATTGGTCAAAGCCAAGGATATTACCAGAAGCATCCGTCCTAATTGATCCGATCCTACGATAGGCAGAATATCCAGACGGAATGTTTGCAGCCGTCACGGAAGTATCAAAACCAAAATCAATGCTTCCATCCGAATCCTTACGGATCACAAAGCAATGATACCAAGTGCTGTTAGCCTTCGATCCACTAAACAGACCGCCCTGATTATTACCAGCGGCCCATGAAGCATCTAACTGTTTCGTCATCGTAGAGGTTGTTTTGGCAACATACCGATGCGAAGAATTATCCACCGAAGCCCTTCCAGGCCCAAAGTCAATGTCGTTGTTCGGATCGGAAGAGTTATTGGAAAGAGTAAATCCCTCAATAAAGTTTGGACAGATCAGATCAAGCAAGTCTTGGGCATGAAGACCTTCCCATTGATCGGCATTCAGCCCGGTTACAAGTTCTCCCTGCCCATTGGCCCCGATCACAAAGGGAGCCTCGGTCGAAGATGGCGATACGTGAATATTGCCAGAAGAAACCTTCAGATCGCCACGCTTAATGTCAACTTCACCGGCATCAGAGATAGAAATGTTTTGTGCTGTTTCGGCCTGATTCTTAAAAACAATTCCCCCGGTTCCTCCGGTAATTACAAAGATATTGCTTCCGTCCTCACCAATCCTTCCACCATATCCACCACCCGTTTCCCTAAACAGAATTTGAACACCGTTCTGAATAACAACATATCCGGCGAATTCAACGGTCTTGTGGGAATACCCCTGAATAATAAATTCGGCAGCATTGTTATATATGGCAAATCCATTTACGCCGGAAACAATTTGCAATATATTGCCAGTAGAGTTGACAAGGTAAGCAGCATTCTCACTATTGCCTTTAAGATATAAAGCCTTATTATTAGGAATGGTTAAGGAGCCATATAAAACAACATCAGGCCCATCCAGGTATAATCCCGTGTTGGAATAGTTTTTTAGAACCGCTCCACCACCACCTCCGGGCCAAAAGCCGTTGACGACAGTTCCAACACCATGAATCTTCAGTCCGCCCCAATCGGCAACCGACATAGAATTGGAACCGTCAAGCTTCAGTCTGGTATTCTGAAGATCGGTAACGGCAGTTTCAAGTAAGCTAATATCGCTTCCGTTCGACAGGATTTCCGCTTCGATCTCATCCAACTTCCCGGCAGTAATGACGTGCGCAATGTTGTCGGACGCAAGCCAGGACGATGCGCCGGTTCCCTCCTGTGCCCTTGTAATCGTAAAAACGTCACCGGACACCCGTTCCATTTTGACAATCTCACGGCTTAGATCAAGCAATGGGCTTGCCAAACTACCAGACCAAATGACAGCCATAAAAGGGCCGGTAGCCGGAAACAGGTCGCCATCGCCGGAGGAAACCTGAAGGGTAGTGGCATCATGGGCAATGCCACTAAGAAGTTTGCTATATGCAAAATTTTTGTTTTTCAGTTCAATAGCCATAATCCTATTCCAGACTCAAACCAAGCTTAAAAAACTCGTTTAAATCATTTGGAATTTGACTTTCATCTCCGGCAACAAACGCTTCACCATACAAGGTCTGTGCCGGTTTTCCCGCAACACTCCTTAGAGTATTTGGCATAATTTGTTCATAAATAATGAACGAAATAAAATTGCCATTCTCTATTCTTTGGATAACCTGATACGTGACGGAGCTTGCAGATCGCCCTGAGAAGGTAGTGACGGATTGGCTCTTTGATAGGTAAAAGGGACGCTTGCTGACTCTGCCGACCTCCCTCCCCACGCATCAACCACAACGGCTTTAACGGAAATATAGTGAATACCATAGGAAACGTTAGCCAAATCTTCATGTAAAATAATAGAACCGTCCTGCAAGGCATAGGCAGCACTTATAATCTCTCCCCCAATCGGAATGGTTCGATTGGCATCCTGATATTCCTGAATCACAAAGTGGGTAGGTTGTAAGACGGTCGTAGGATACGGATCACATACAAGGAAGGGGGAAGCACCGGCAATGCCAACCATAATGGTCAGAAAAAATAAGATTGCCGAAACAGTAGTTTTAACCGGAAGGGGAAACTGCTTAATATAGTTTGCAACGCCGATAATTGCCCCAAACAAAGCAACCAATCCAAGACGTTCCCAACTCAGAGATTCAGGAACCACAAGATAAACAGCAACCGCATTACCAACTCCGCTCAAAAGAGCAGACAACAAACCAATTCCCCATTTTCTCCAATCCATATTAATCCTCCTTTTTTATTCGCCAGTTATAAAATCAAAGTCCAAACCACCGCCTTGAAGTTTTTTGGGAAGATAGGAACGAATCCGCAGGGTGGTAAGGGCAGCCTTCGCACTTAACTCGGCTTTGGCAAGTTTTTGCAGCGCAGATTCATAGAGTCCTTTCCATGTTGCTATTCGGGGATCGTTCATTAAATATGGTTCGGCCTGAGCTAAAGCCCCGTACAAAAGCACTTCCCATGCATTATCAGTCCACCAATTTGTATCACTATCATTCACAAGCTCATCTGAATAAGCATAAAAACCCATATCATAAGTATAGGTTTGATCGGGAGTGGGCCTTACCAAAAGTTCCCCCTGCTCTTCCAGAAAAGCAAAAAGAACCGGCCTACCCTCCGCATCACTTGGATATGGATACAAGTTAAGTGCAGTTTCGGGCGATACCGCATCAAGGGGATAATATCTTCCGTTTAAAAGAACCTTGAGCCACCGTACCTCCTTAATATTGTCGGGCAAAGTAATATATGCCTCATCCGAAGATACGGTTTGCCTTTTCTTCATGCACGTCCAGTTAATGATCGTAAGCCGATCATGCAAAATAACCTGACCACGTTCAGCATCACGTTGAGCCAAATTAATAAAATTTGGTATTTCCGTGGTCAAGTCCGTGCGGTTCAAATATGCAGCCACCTTTGTTTTGAGATCACCAAAGTTCATTTCCATTCTCCGTTCACTTTCTGTGAACGCAAATCATTACTCACCGGCAATATAAAGATACAGGTTTATGGTTCCACCAGAACCACCCGGCTGGCCACTCAGCGTTCCCATAATTTCACATCCCTCAATAAACGGAAGGCGCAATTCAATCGGATAGGGTGCGTTCTTTGAAATCGAAGCAACCGACTTCATAAGCTTTGCGCCATCAGATTTATATCGAATTGTGAGAGTAACAGAGTTGGTAAAGTTGGGAACGTCAACCACCAAAACCGTAGCTTCCGCATTGACATTGGGGGCAACAAAGGAGAAGGTTTTGGAAATATCAGTCGCACCATAAACCAAAGTTCCAGACAATCTTGAATACATTTTGAACCCCTAAAAAAACGAAAGGGTGGATATACTCCACCCCTCCGGTTATCGTTCAAGCCAAGAACGAAGCGAAGCAATCTCCGCTTTCAACTCACTAACACAATCCACCAACGCATTGATCGTGGCAATAGCAGCGTCCCTGTGGGCAGACGTATCCCACGCACCGGCAGTCGCCCCGGTTCCACCGTCAGGAGCATCGGAGGGCGTAGCCGTCACAATCAATGAGGTGGGCAATGGATCAAGTCGAGTATTAATTCCACCAGACATATTTTTTACTCCAATCAAATGCGGGGGGATTGCTCCCCCCGGCTAAGATTAACCAACCAACCGAACCCCGATCTCAGGATAAATGCATTTCACGCCAAACAGGATGTCAAGACGAATCTTGTCCTTGTCGTTCGTGAAATCATAATCCTTGATAACCCGGATGCTCAGGTTGTTATAGGTTTCACGGGCCTTGAACGCAGCACCATCAGGCAGTTCCAGGGGAACCATCACAAGAGCAAAGCAGTTCTTGTGGATAGCAAGGTTCGCATAGTGCGAATCAATCGGCGTAACAACCGCATTGGCTTGCGGGAACGCATTAATGGTAGCCCAAGCGGGGCGAGTTGTATCAGCCGAAGTCCGCATTTCTGGATACACCGAAACGGTGCAGTCACCGGAACCATCAGAGTCGGCATCCGCAGTAGCAACAAACTGCATCAGTAGTCCCGTGGACTGATGGTTCGCCGGGTTTAACCCATACACACTCGCAACCGTGAAAACGTCACCGGCTTTTACCGCACCCGTTTTGGAGGTATCCATTCCCTTTAAAACAAGAGACGTGGCCCCCTGAGAGCTTACCGTAGTTTTCACAGCCACGCTTCCATCCCATCCAATACCCATCGTATGCGCCTGAATCCCCTGCATTCCGTAAATGTCGAAGTTGGCGATTTCACCAAGACGACCCCGGCGAATCATATCCTTCGCCATTCCAGAATCAAAGGTTCCCTTCAGGGCATCAGCCATCGCCCACCGTGCTCCGGGTTCCAGGAACAGAAGCCGGTTTCCGTCATCGGGCATGGCATATTTGTCCATCACCTTCGCAGCAGCAGCCAAGGAAGCAAAAGAGTTGGGAGCCACTCCCGCCGTACCCGCAGCGAAGTTGAGGTACTTGTAAAGGGAAGCCAGAGCAGTATCAACCTTATTTGCCAGAGTAGAGCAGGCCGGTTTGATATACCGCTCAGAATACTCCTCAATCGTCAGGGTTAATTCCTGGGAGCTAAACTGCCAAGCGACATGCTCCTGGGTATCAATCGTAATTGAGGTATTGGACTCGTAAACATCTTCCAGAGCAGAAATCGTGGCCCCGGACTCACCGTAAAATCGGACAGGTTTCCGAATGTTGACAGTTCCACCCACCTTGACAAACTCTTTCTTGTATTGCCTGTGAACAAGACCGCCAAGAACCAGATGGTTCTCAAGCTGCATCAAGGCTTCTTTGGCAATGACGGTGGGGGTGATAAGAGTGTTCGACATCTAAACAATCCTCCTAAGATTTTTTTTCTCTCCATTTCCGATATTCGGACATGGACATCTCGGAGGGGTCTTTCGATTTTGTTTTTTCCAACTCCCCGCCAGACCCCGCCCGAACAAGAGGCGTAGGAGCATCTTTTTTGACCTTTCCTTCGGCAGTCTGGCTTGCGTTGAGTTTGTCGTACACCTTATTCAGCACTTTCGTCAGTTTGACCGCTAACGGCCCAAATTTCGTTGGGTCGGTAATGGTTTCGATTTCCTCATTGCTCAAACCAAGACCGACAGCAAACTCCGTCAATTTAGGAGCTTTCCTTTCAAAGTCCGGTATGGCTTCAAGGATTTCACGCTTTGCGGTTGCATACAGAAGTTCCTGTCGTCTCATTCCCTCAAGGCGTTCCTGCCTCTCCAAAACAAGACGATCCTTCACTTCCTGCAACTCAACAATTTTTCTTTGTGCTTCGGCGTAATTCGGATCGGTCGGATCAATCGCCACCAACCTCTTAATATGGGACATGATCTCCGCATTTACTTGTGCAGGATTCTGCATGTATTCGTTGACCAAGGCTTCCCACTTATTCGGCTGCCTTTGCTGAACCTGACCTTCAAGCCGTTTTCTCAACTCAGCCAATTGCTGAAACTTCTGGTCAAAACCCCGTTGGAACGACTTCATGAGAAGCTTTCCTTCGGGCGACAACCTTGAGGTATCTATCTCTCCTTCACTCTGAAGAAGAGCCTCAAGTTCGTCTGGCGTATAAACTGCTTTAACGGTCTTTTCCTTGGATGATTCGCCTTTATCATCCGTGGATTTCTCGTCAACCTTCTCACCCTTCGGTTCCGACTCATCGGCCTTGCCGGTAAGATCGTTGGGAGACAACCGCACGTCCTTCGTTGCGTTGTCCTGAATAACATCAGAATCGCCTAACGAATCGACAAAAATTTCTTCCTTTGGCATGTACCCTCCATGTTTCGGGCGCAAAAAAGCGCAAAACACTTTCATGCCATGCGCTCTCCCTACCCGATTTAGTTTTA